GTACAGCTACAGCGGCACAATATGCTGACTTGGCTGAGTGTTACGCGGCAGACGCCGAGTATGCTCCAGGTACAATAGTACACTTTGGTGGATCTCATGAAGTTTCACTATGTGATGTTGACGCTTGTAAAACTGTTGCTGGTATTGTTACATCTAACCCAGCTTACTTAATGAACGCTGAAATGGATGCTGAGCATAAATGTTCAGTAGCATTAGTTGGTAGAGTTCCTGCTAAAGTAGTAGGTAAAGTATCAAAAGGTGACATGATGGTAAGTGCTGGTAACGGTGCGGCAAGAGCTGAAGAAGATCCGAAAATGGGCCAAGTAATTGGTAAAGCATTAGAAGACTTCGACGGTGAAGAAGGCATGATTGAAATCGTTGTTGGCAGAATGTAAGCTAAACAATTTTTAATTAGAAAAGGGCGGCTTTATGTCGCCCTTTTTTTATGGTTATACTAAACCAATAAATAGTATTATCAACACAAGGATTGATAATTAATATTATGCTCGGAAACACTTCAAATAACTACGAAGGGCAGTTTTTCATAACATCAGTAAAATACGAAGGTGGAAAGCGCCAAGAAACACGTGAATGGATACCCAGAACAGTATATAATGATACTCATATGGGCTATGCTATATGTATTGGCAATGGCGAAAGTAGAAAAAATTTTAATATTAACTTATTAAAAAACCATAGAGGTGGGTTGCTTGGATCAATGGCCGGCCAAACTTACGGATGTAATGCTTTATATAGAAACTTTAGACCAGATTTTTTAATCGGTTTAGGTAAAGATATATGTGATGAATTGGCCAACAATACAGAATATTATAATAAACCATATGCTGAAGATGGTATTGTATACTCGTCGGCTGAACGTTGCTTAGAAAACCCAGGTAAGTTTCACTTAATACCTCACAATGTAAGAATGAATGCTGGAGCTCTTGCTGTTTATTTGGCCGCATTTGATAATCATAAAAACATATACATGATTGGATATGAAGGTCAACATGGCGGACCAGGATATAATTCTAATATCTATGCTGGAACACCTGGATATGCTCCAAAAGATCATACAGGTAATAGCGAAAAGTGGGAAAGAAATATGTGTAAAATTTTTAGTGCTTACCCAGATATATCGTTTACTATAGTAGATAATAATATTAACGGATATCCAGATGATTACAAATGGTATAAGAATGTAAGGAAAATTGATTACAGAGATTTTGTAAGCGAACTTGACCTAGGATCGTTTAATCATCGCTCCACTGACTAACCAACGTTTTAATTTTTTCATTAATAGAATCTATATTTAAAGTTTGATATAATCCAGGATGTAATGGTTTTGGAAAGTGATCAACATCAACCCAAGCATACCCAACGTGTTCGTGATTTAGATTAGGTATAAATTCGTCTTCAACAATATTAACAAACGTTTCGTATATGAAGTTATTTTTTGTATGTGTAAATTTTTCAATTGGTATACTTTTAATAATATCTGGTAAAGAACCTAATTCTTCTTCTATTTCTCTACACATAGCTTGGTAAACAGTTTCTTTGTATTCTACTTTACCACCAACTAAGGCCCAATTAAATTTATATGTTTTAGTATTTCGAAGTACAAAAAGAAAACGTTTAGTTTTCCTTGACCAAAAGAAACAGCCTACGCCTACTAAAGGACTAGACGCCATTTTCCTGGCTCGTACTCCCCCTCGTAACTTTTTATCCATTTTGATCCGTCCCATTTATATTGAATTCCGGTTTTACTATTAGTTAGATAGTGTGTTTCTGTTTTCATAGCTGAAGCGTCAAACACTACATTCCATTTAATGCCGTCGTACTGTACTACATCGTTCGCTGAGGCTATCAAATCTTCGTTATTAGTGCCCTTCCAAGCATCAGCACCATCTACATTACCCGTAGCACCTATCTCCTTAATAAGGAGGTATCTTTGCCCTGTTAAAGGCGCCACTAGTCCTGAGTTTGGTCCATTCTTTTGAGGATCAACAATAGCATCTAAGGCAGGCAGAGAGTTAGTAGGAATAGTATCAGCATCTATTGTAAACAATAGTATACTGTCATCTGTAGGATGATGTGCTACAGTACCAATTATTTCAGTACCTTCAACACTTGTAGAAAAACGTAACTGACTAGTACCATTAGCAAGTGTGGCTTGTCCTGCACCTATTAATTGTCCAAAATTATTGACAACAGTTTTCCATGTAGGTACTTTTTGTACTTTAGGTTTACTTACAACTTCAGTGAGTGCTACATTACCACCAGTTTCTACTGTGGCATCTGCCGCATCGATTAATTGTGCTTGACCATTTAATAGTATTACTCCGTATTGGTCTGGAGTCATATGAACACGGTCGCCGTATAATAATCCCATATCAAGGTCTTTAAGTGTTCCTGAATTATCATGTATTCCTGATAATATAGATCTTACAACACCTAATTTTTTAACTTTAGCAGGTAAACTTAACCATATAGGCATACTAAAATTAAGTGTAGCAATATCTATTTGATCTTCTGTACCTGATGGTATACTTCTACTTGTAAATGATTGGCCAGTAAGTTCAACATAACTTAAACTAGTCCAATCAATGTAATTATCTGTACTTTGTATTTCCATATCTGGATTAAACAAAGTTAAAATTTGTTCTAGTAATTGTAATTTTGTTTCTGTGTTAGAAGTCCATATATCAACGTTCATGTTTAATCTGTAAGGTGTAGGCATTTGACGTTCTACTGTGTATGCTTGTCCTTGTTGTTGAGTATATTCTCCTGTATTTTGATCTACACCTCTAGTACGAACTTGTAACTTATCAATGTGACTTGGTTGTTGCATTCTATCTCTGTCATATTGTAAATCTGAAATATAACAAGTCATAAGAGGAACTGTAGGTATTCCGTTTTCACTATTATGTTTCATAATAGCAGATGCTTGTCTACTAGCATCACCATAACGTACAGGTACTTGATAAAGTGTTACGTTTCCGTCCCTATCTTTACCATATTCGACTTGATAATGAGAAAACATTCTAACAAATTGTAAAATAAATCTGCGAATTTGCTCATCATAGAAAAAAGTTTTCATTATTGATTTCCTTTTACTACATTAATAAGGTCTTGTACTGTTTTTATGTTGTTGCCTTTTTCATCTGAAATTTTTACATCTAAAGTTTCTTCGACTTTTATTATTAATTCAAGAGTGTCAAATTCATCAGCACCTAAATCATCTACAAGATGTGATTCTGGTTTAACATCGTCTACTTCTAAATAGTCAGAAACTATTTTTATTACGCTTTCCATTATTAATCTTCCTCCGGTTCAAGTGCTTTACTTAATCCAGTTCTACCTGACTGTGATTTTCCTTTATTATCAGCATACGTTCCTTTGTAGTTGATAAATGAATCTCTTTGTGAATCACCAGTTCCGTCAAGTTTAGTTCTAACAGCATCTTCAACTTTAACCCAACGTACACCGTCATATCTAAATAATCTATTAGGCATATAGTCAAGTCTTAGTACATAAGCACCCTCTCTAGGATCAGTTGGAAACTGTATAGCAGGCGTAACTGGAAAACCATTTGGCGCTAATCCATCACCTGTTAAGTAGCCACCGGTCCAACCACTACCTCGAGGAGTTATTAATGTTTCGTCTGCTCCTGTTTTAGTTGAACTTGCTTTAGCATTACTATCATCAGCTGATTTACCTTTTGGATTTGCCGGTGTTCCATCTTTGTTAGTAGGCACAACATAATATTTTGCTGTATCGTAACCTGATTTAGGAACATATGATTCGGCTTGTTGTATAATTGCCTGATTAACTTCTAATTCTTTTTTATATGTAGATAGTAAACTTTTTAAACTACTACTGTCGTCTTTAGAACCAAGTATATCTCTATATTCTTGTCCGTCGACTATTGGCGTTGCTTTAACTCTCCATAAGTGAGGATACCAAGTTGGACTAAATCCTTCTGCTGATCTAGCCGCATCTTGTACAACGTAGTACCTAGCTAGTGAACCACTTAATGATTCGTCTAGTGGATGAAAGTCTTTTAAATGTGGTAATTCTAAAACGTCACCACTCATTAATTTTCTTCCTAACGTATCTATCATATCGTTCATATGGAAGTTAATAAAGAGTGTGTCGTTAGCTAAAAATAAACCAAATTGTGTTAAATCAAAATCAATATCTTGTACATTGTAGATACCTCTTAACTGATATACACTTTGATCATACTTTCTATCTCTATTTTCTAAAAATAGTAAGTCTTGTATACGGTTTTCAGTAATAGTGTCATACTTAGGTTGAGTAGCGTCACCGCCTGATTGCTCAAATGTACCTAAATACTTGTGAATGTTTACACCGGTTCCTCCGATAGTAAACATTTCTCTAATTCTATTGTCATGAAAACTATAATCAAAGGTTCTTTGAGGTTTCCATAGTGAGATTCTTGGCATATTTTTTCCTATTCTACGATACTATTATTTATCGGTTGACAAATTTCCTTGTGATGTTATACTCATACAATAATAAGTGTGTTTTGCCATAAATCACACAAAATTTTAAAACCTTTATATATAAGCAATACAAAGGAGAACAAACTTGGGATTAACAGCAATAAACGGGCAAAGAAAGAGAAAAGCCAAAAGAGCAGTTAGCAGACGTACATCTGATAAGTCATTAGAGCCTAAATGGGACGGGTGGGAAGATCTAACAGGCGAGCAGTATCACCGTAAACGTACATGGAGTCACGAATGGTACTACAGAGAGTTTAAGTCTTCTGATCTTTATCCATTTGCTTTTGTTTGGATGGAAAAGAACGGCTATTCTAAAGATGACATTAAGGCCGCCAAGGCCGCAGATCACTTTATTATTAGTTCCACCGCGGCAATATTGTGTCGTATGTTAGTTCAAGGTATGCCAGATTTTAATCAAAAAGAAGATGACTATTGGCAAACTTGTCCTGGAACAACAGGAAACATAAGACCTGCTAGTGAGTGGGTTAAAGTAAGAATTGCCGAAGCTATTGAAAAAGGTAAAATTAATTTAAAAGAAAGAAAAGCCGAAGAAAGTAAAAAAGTAAACACTCGAGTACTTACAATACAAGAAAGATTACAAATGGCGGCAATGCAAATGTCATATCCTATAGATGATATTGTTGAAAAACCTGTTGAAGAAATTGATCTAAAAACATTTAGTCCTCTTAATGAGTTAAAGAAAGTAGGAGCCAAACCTAATCATGCTAAAATCATTAAAAACTTTTATGATGGCGAAATGTTAGAACTAGAAGAATTTTTAAATCCTCCTTCAGCTACAGCTAGACGTTCTATGACAGAACAAGAAGTAGATTGGGCAGATCAACTACAAGAGTCATATGCTATTTTCTCAAAAGATGATATTAAAAAGAAGCATAAAGTTTTAAAAGCTGTATGTGATGCTTGTGATATGGTAATAGCACAAGGTAAACTTACAAGAAAACCTCGTAAAGTAAAACCAAAGAGTGCTGAAAAGCTAGTAGCAAAGATCAAGTATAAAAAGTCAGATGAAAAATTAGCTCTTGTTAGTATTAATCCTGCTGATATTATTAAAGCAGAAGAACTTTGGACATATAATACAAAGACTAGAAAACTAGGACATTATATTACTAGTGTATTTGATCCACAAAAACAAAAACGTGATGGTACCGGATTAGAAGTAAAAGGTACTACATTACTCAGGTTTAGTGAAAACGAAAGTCTTGCTAAAACACTTCGTAAACCACAAGAGCAACTAGCAGAGTTTAAGAAATGTGGTAAAATACAACGTAAGAAGTTCTTTGAAGCTATTAAAACAACTGAAACCAAGCTAAACGGTCGTATTAATCCTGACACAATCCTCCTGCTAACTAGCTAAATACTAGTATAAACGTAGGAACAAAAAATGGCAAACACCGAACTTCAGACTGAAAAACAAAAACTTATAGACTTTGTACGTTACAGCCTAGGTGATGGCATGGTAGATGTGGAGTTAGATCCACAACATTATGATATTGCTTTCAATAAAGCGGCCGATGTGTACAGACAACGTAGTTCAAATGGCGTTGAAGAAAGCTATGGCTTTTTAGAATTAGTAAAAGATACACAAGAGTACATATTACCAAGTCAAGTAACAGAAGTAAGACAAGTATTTCGTAGAACAATAGGCTCCAGTCAGGGAGATGGTTCTAATATGTTTGAACCATTTGAAGCAGGGTATGTTAATGTTTACTTAATGCAGGCTGGACGAGTTGGTGGCTTGGCAACTTATGAGTTATTTTCACAGTACCAAGAACTAACAGCTAGAATGTTTGGTGGACACATTAACTTTACTTTTAATCCTGTATCTAAGAAATTAACAATCGTTAGAAAAATTAATGAAACTGGCGAAAGTATATTGCTTTGGTTATACAATTACAAACCAGATGTAACACTTTTAAAAGATCATAGAACTAAACCTTGGATATATGATTACACAAAAGCTCAATGTAAGTATATGTTAGGCGAAGCTAGAAGTAAATTTGCCACAGTAGCTGGTCCACAAGGTGGAACTAGTATGAATGGCGATGCTTTAAAACAAGAAGCGGCCGCTGAATTAGAAAAGCTAGAACAAGACTTGTTAAACTATACAGAAGGCGGATTACCTTTAAGTTTTGTTATAGGATAATACTATGGATCTAGTACAAGCTTCACTTGTAGCTGAAAGATGTCAAAGAAACTGGGATCATTCAAGACCTGTTAGTAAAGACGATGTTGATACATTAGTTCAAGTAGCAACTAATATGCCAACAAAACAAAACATTGGCTATTACAGTTTGCTTGTAAGTACAAATCAAAAATTAAATGATGTAGTTCATGATAGTGCTATCTTTGAAGAAGATGAAGCTAACAATAAATGGCGTAATGCTCAAGTAAGTGCTCCGTTGTTATTTCTTTATTATCACAAGTGGAGTAGAAATGATGCTGACGCTATTAATCCAGATGATTGTGAAGAAGACTATTATGTTAATACAAACTTAGGCATAGGAATATCCTCAGGTGCTACAGCTTTAGCGGCCTCATATCTAGGATATAAAACAGGATTTTGTTCTTGTATTTCACAAACAATACTTGAAGAAAATGTCCATAAAGCATTTACAGATGAATCTTTAAGAAAAATATTTTTAAATGTTTCAAACTCTAAAGATATAGTAGGACTAGGTATAGGATATCCTCATCCAGAACACCATAGACAAGACGTTGTTAGATGTGATGGCGTAGAAGGTAAAGTTTGGGATAGGATAATTTCTTTCGATAAAGAAATACACGTTGACCGTGTTTTATAATAAAAGATAAAAAAACAGTTGACATTCGCTCAACAAATATAGTATAATACAAGTATGATAATTGGAATAAGTGGATTAATCGGTTCAGGTAAAGGCACGGTTGCTGATTTTTTAGTTGAACAGCAAGGCTTTGTAAAATTAAGTTTTGCTGATAGATTAAAAGATGGTGTGTCTACACTTTTTGGCTGGGACAGAGCTTTACTTGAAGGCGATACTGTAGAGTCAAGAGAATTTAGAGAAAAGCCAGATGACTATTGGTCTAAAGAAACAGGTCAAACAGTAACACCTAGACGTGTATTACAACTTTACGGAACAGAATGCTTAAGACAGGGCTTCTTTGATGGAATATGGGTAAGCCTAGTTAAACAACAAATACTAGACAATCCTAATAAAAACTATGTAATACCTGATTGTAGGTTTTGGAATGAATTACTAATGCTTAAAGACATTGGTGGATATACTTGGGAAGTGTGGAGAAACGAAAAGCCTAGCTACTGGAAACAAGCCGGTGAATTAAACAGAGAATATAATCCTGTACCTGAAGACAATCCCATATCAAAAAGCCACCCAAATGTACACCCTAGTGAATGGCGTTGGGCAGGATTTAATTTTGATGTTTCTCTTACTAATAAAGGTACAGTTGAAGAGCTGTATAACGTTATAAATCAGGCGTTAGATCGCCAGCGATCTTAGTCCACCCTTCACGCCCTAAAACAATTTTACAGTTTAAACAAACAGTTTTAAGATTAGCTAATTTAGTGTTAGCCTTGTTACCATCTAAATAATAGATTATAAAACTATCAGGATATTTGCTTTTATATCCACAATGATCACAAGTACTTGATTTACGATAACCGTGAACTTTAAAAGGATTAGGTTTCTTTTTTTCCCTAACACATACATCACAAAACTTACGGTAATAAGTCTTACCGTTTTTCTTGTAATTAACTGCCGCAGGAGCGTCACACATTATACAAACTGGCCTAGTCATACGAGTATTTATACGGTGGTGCCCTTTATAAAGGGCATTTATTTTAGGCTATTTTTAGGTTTATCGCTAAATACATACATATAAAAACTTTAATTAAAGTGAGGAAAACAGAATGGCACTTATATCACCGGGTATACAGGTTAGCGTAACAGACGAATCGCAATACGCTCCAACAGCCGTTGGAACGATTCCGTTGATCGTTATAGCAACCGCCCAAGACAAAACTAGTGGTACAAGCACAGCTACGGCAGTAGGTACTACTAAAGCAAATGCAGAAAAAACATATTTAATTGGATCACAAAGAGAACTAGTAACTACCTTTGGCGAACCAAACTTTTACAAAAGTACATCAGGCACTCCGTTACACGGCATTGAAACAAACGAGTACGGACTTATGGCGGCTTACAGCGTATTGGGAGTTAGCAACAGAGCTTATGTATTAAGAGCAGACGTAAACTTAAAAGAATTAATTACTCAGTCAGGTAGACCAACTGGAACACCTTCAGCAAATACAATGTGGCTTGATACTTCTAAATCATTATGGGGTATTCAAGTATGGAACAAGTCTACACAGAAATTTGCTAACGTAGTTCCAAAGGTTATAACTGACAGTAATAATATTTCAGGATCAGTTCCTAAGAGTGCTTACGGATCAATTGGTGATTATGCCATTGATGCTACTAACACTCAAAATCCAGTGTTCTACAAAAAATCAAATAATGCTTGGACACAGGTTGGAACATCTACTTGGCAAAAATCATTTCCAACGGCACAGGGTGTGGAAAGTTCACCTACAATCGTACAAGGAAATACAATTTCAATTAACGGCAACGTAATTACAGCTTCAAGTACAACTGTTACTTCACTAGCAAATGATATTGCTTCTGGAGGAATCCCAGGTGTTACAGCTGACGTTGTTAACAATAAGTTAGAAATATACGCTGATAGTACAGCTTCAGCAGATAGTACAAATGACGGTAAAGTAGTAATAGCTAATGGAACTGGAACTATCCTCACAGTTACAGGGTTATCAGCAGGTAATTACTATGCTCCAACTCTACAAGTGAGTGCTCATACTAGTGTTCCAGAATTTAAGAGTTCTGACACTAAACCAGCACCAAGTGGTTCTATGTGGATTAAAACTACAACACCTAATTTAGGTGCTAACGTTAGTATTAAGAAATACAACGGTACTACTAACTTATTTGAAACTTTAACAGCTCCGATTTATCAAAACGATCAATCAGCTAACTATGGATTAGATAAAGCAGGCGGCGGACTAAACGTTGAAGCTGAGTCAATTTATGTTAAGTATGATCCAGCTGATAATAGCAGAGCAGGATATAAAGTATTCAAAAGATTAGCAAAAGGTCCTACTACAGCAAATGGTATAACAAGTCCAACATTTGTTGCAGGTGAAACATTTACAATTCAAGTTTCAGACAAATCAGCAACTTTGAGTACAGCAGTAACAGTTACAATGTCAGGTACAACAGCAGAAACGTTTGTATCAGATGTAACAGCTAAAGCTATTGCTAACTTAACTGTTTCTAGAGATACTACTAATAACAGAATTACATTAACACACGACTTAGGTGGTGTAATTGTTGTTAAAGATACTAGTGGTACTCCAATAGCAGATGCAGGATTTGGCTCTTCAGACACTTATGTTAGAGAAGGTAATAACAGTGACTTAATTATTAGTAACTGGCAAGCATTTACTTACTCAGCAAGTAGCACACAGCCATCAAGCGATCCAGAAGACAAGCGTATGTGGTTTAACGGATTAACATACGAAGTTGATGTTATGATTCATAACGGTAGTGCTTGGAAAGGTTACAAAAATGTAACTTCAGACGCTAGAGGATTTAACTTATCAAATACAAGTCCAGGCGGTGTAATTACTTCAGCAACAGCACCAGCACTACAATCTGATAATACAGCTTTAGTTTATGGTGATTTATGGTTAGACACAAGTGACTTAGACAACTATCCTAAAATTTACAGATGGGAATCAGTTGACTCTGAAGACAGATGGGTACTAATTGATAATACTGATCAAACTACAGAAGATGGTATTTTCTTTGGTGACTTTAGATTCCATGATAGTGGTACAGATGATGTTACAACATCAGGTATGACACCAACTGAAACATTATTAACAAGTGACTACTTAGACTTAGACGCTCCAAGTGCCGCTTTATATCCAAAAGGTATGTTAGCATTTAACTTGAGACGTAGTTCTAATAACGTTAAACAGTATGTTAAAAATTACTTCAATGCTACATCTTTCTCAGGTAAAGTTTTACCAACGGAAACTAATGCTTGGGTAAGTATTTCAGGATTGAAAAATGACGGGTCACCATTTATGGGTACACTCGCTCAGAGAAATGTTGTTACAGCGGCGATGAAATCAGCTGTTAAAACATCAAGTGAAATACGTGAAGAACAGCGTAACTTTAACGTACTATGTGCTCCAGGATATGTTGAACTAATGGCTGACTTGGTTGCTCTAAACAATGAAAGACGTAACACAGGATTTATCCTAGGTGACGCTCCGTTTAGATTAGCACCAAACAGCACAGACATTCAAAACTGGGCAACTAACACTAAACTAGCAATCGACAATAACGAGAACGGTTTAGTTACAGCAGACACTTACTTAGGTGTGTTTTATCCATCAGGTAGCACTACAGACTTAGACGGCAACAGAATTGTTGTTCCGGCTACACATATGGCGTTAAGAACAATGTTACGTTCGGATGAAGCATCATTTCCTTGGTTTGCTCCAGCAGGTACTAGAAGAGGTGGCGTAGATAACGCTACAGCACTAGGTTATATTGACAAAGCAGAAGGTGAATTTAAAACAATTGGTGTTAGAGAATCATTAAGAGATACTCTTTATGAAAATAAAATTAACCCAATTTCATTCTTCCCAGGTGTTGGTATATTAAACTTTGGTAATAAGACACGTCATGCTAGTGCTTCAGCATTAGATAGAATTAACGTGGCTAGACTGGTTGCTTACATTAGAGAAAGACTAGGCGAAATTACAAAACCATTTGTATTTGAGCCAAACGACAAATTAACTAGAGACGAAGTTAAAGGTGTTGTTGAGTCACTAATGAATGACTTGGTTGCTAAACGTGGTTTATATGACTACCTAGTAGTATGTGATGAAACTAATAACACTTCAGACAGAATAGACAGAAACGAATTATATATTGACGTAGCTGTTGAACCTGTTAAAGCAGTTGAGTTCATTTACATACCAGTTAGAATCCAAAATACAGGGTCTATATCTGGAGTATAAATTTAATTAAATCATTTAAAATAGGCGCCTAGAGCGCCTATTTTTTTGGTTCCAGTATATGATAAATAATAGTATAATACAATTAAAGGAGACGTACAAATGTCAGTAAGTTCATTGAACAAATTTACTGTTCCTCTAGCAGGCGGACAAAGTGCTTCAGCACAGGGTCTGCTTATGCCAAAACTTAAATATCGCTTTAGAGTGAGTTTTGAAAACTTTGGTGTTTCAACATCACGTTCAGAGCTTACTAAACAGGTAATGGATATTACCCGTCCGAGCGTTAACTTCGAACAGATTCCTGTAGACGTTTACAACTCAAAGATTAATATCATTGGTAAACACACTTGGGATCCTGTAACAGTTAATTTAAGGGATGACGTTTCAAGTAACGTATCAAAACTAGTTGGCGAGCAAGTTCAGAAGCAATTCGACTTCATGGAACAAGCTTCAGCTTCAGCTGGTATTGATTACAAGTTTTTAACAAGATTCGAGCTATTAGATGGCGGTAACGGATCATCTGCTCCTACTTCATTAGAAGAGTGGGAACTATATGGTTGTTATATTGAAAATGTTAATTACAACGACTTGAACTATGCTTCTTCAGAACCGGCAAGTATATCTATGTCAATAAGATTTGACAATGCTGTACAATTACCAGCAGGCGCTGGCGGATCTGGAATAGGCGCGGCAGTGGCCAGAGCGGCAGGATCAGTTATAACAGGGTAATTTAATATGGCAGGCATGAATGCTTTTCTAAATGCCTTGACCGGTAGGAAGACCCTAAGGGATTACCAGCACGCCTCTAGAACATTCAGAGATGGTAATTATAGGTTAGCACCGAAACATAAGTTTTTATTCTATGTTGTGTTTAATCTTTCACCAACCGCGGCGGCGATAGTCAAAGACGAAACAAAAAGAGAAATTAGTATGTTGGTTAAATCAGCAGATTTGCCAACATATTCTTTTGACGTTACAACGATGAATCAATATAATCGTCATCGTAACATTCAATCTAAACTTAATTTTAATCCAATAAACATTAGACTACATGATGATATGTCTGATATCACAAGAAATATGTGGTATGCTTACATGGATTATTACTATACAGATCAAGCATATGAAAACTATGCTACATACAGATTTAAAGATACATACGGCCCTAGGGTTGCTAGAATGTTTGGTTATGAAAGAGCCCACGAGGAACCGTTCTTTGATGACATAAGAATATACAGTATCTACGAAAAGAAATTTACAGAATACACATTAATTAATCCTATGATTACTAACTTTAATCATGACAGTCATGATCATAGTCAAAGTGATATATTAGAAAATTCAATGCAACTTAACTATGAACTTGTTAAGTATGCTACAGGATATATTGGCGGAGTAGGATCACCAACAGGATTTGGAGATTTACACTACGACAAAGAAGCAAGTCCTCTATCACCATCGGGTGGCGGATCAACATCATTATTTGGTGTTGGCGGGCTATTCCAATCCGCCGGGCAAATCACAGAAGATTTAGCTAGTGGTAAATTTGGTAGTGCGGCAATACAAGGTTTAAGAACAGTACAAAACTTTCAAAATGTAGACTTAAAAGATTTTGTAAGACAAGAAGCATTCAGAGGAATTAAAAAAGCAATTAAAGGTGAAAATCCTTTTGCTTTCCCAGGGTCAGCCGCAAGTGCTGGTGCTAGTGGTCCTTCCTCTAAATTTAATCCTCTGCCAAAGACAAACGTTATACAAGGTACAGGAACTGTTACTGGTGAATCAGGATACGCCTCAGGTAATAGAACAACAACAACTGGTTTTAGTGTACCGGGCGGATCAACAATTACAAATGCTGGATCAATAATTTCCGAAGGCATGAATACTAGAGAACAATACGGTACAAATATGAGTACACTAGCAAAACATCATCCTGATAAGTTTAAAAACGCTAATCTTGAAAGTAATAATGTTGTTGTTGATAGTAGCGGAACTGCAATATTAGATAGTAGCGGTAATCCAATTAGAACTGGCGGCGGATCTGATCCTATACCATTTACAAATCAAAATGCTCCTGGTGGACCGAGGTAATAACAATGTCTGAAAATTTATATGCTAGTACTAATGTCGAGCAACTACAAGCAAAGAAACCTAAAACACAAGATTTCTTTAATGGTTATTTCAATCAAACAATATCAATCGATCCAGCTGAACAACAAGCAGTAAAAAGTTTCTTTCTATCAAAGACTAATAATGATGAATCTACTTCAAATACAATGACAGACAGTCTTTTTGAAATTGCTCACAACAGTGGTTACAATGTTATGGAATTAGTTGACGCTCTTAGAAGTGAACACATTGATGATGTACAAAAAAATCTTATAGCTATTATTAATAATTACAGAGTAAAAACTAGTGTACTAGGTTTTGCTAACTCTAGAACATCTAATCCTACTGTGTTGAGGAATATAGTTGAATGATAGGCAAAGGCGTTGCCAGAGGAAAATACACAATAAGAAATCCTGAAAAGTACGCTGGCACAAGAACACCAATTTATAGATCAAGCTGGGAATGGGCATTTATGCAATTCTGTGATAACAATCCTAGTGTTATAGGTTGGGCCAGTGAAGCAGTAAGAATACCTTATAAAAATCCTTTAACAGGAAAAACAACAACGTATGTACCAGACTTCTTTGTACAGTACCAAGATGCCAACGGTAAGAAGAGATCAGAAGTAATCGAAATAAAACCAAGTAATCAATCTACAATGGAAGGCGCCGGAAAAAGCAAGAATAGACAATTAGCTGTAGTACAAAATATGGCTAAATGGGAAGCGGCTACAGCCTGGTGTAAACAAAAAGGATTGAGATTTAGAGTAGTTACTGAAAACGATTTGTTCCACCAAGGCAAAAGACGTGGCTAAATAACATTAGCGAATTATAAGAGTATATTAT